TGCCATAGTTTTTTCTCCAATTTAATTATCATTTCAAACTCCTTTCCACTGAAATATTCATTCGCTTTGCGAACTCCTCTTCCAGAAAATCAGTTGTCTTTCTCATAAATCCGAACTCACCAGTCTTAGGTTCTGTCCGAGTTCCCCAGTTTAAGACGTCTGCACGTCCATCATCTAGGAGTATGTTTAATGAAAAATCTGGAGTGTCCCTCGGGGGACTAGACTGGATTATCCAAGTCTGTGCGTCTTGTGGAAAATTAATTATTCCCTCTCTTGTAAACCCTTTTTCACTAGGAACTATCTGTTGAACAAATTCGAATCCAACCTGGGCTGATTGTTGTAATGCTGTTTTAGAATTTGAATCTATTTTGCTAGCTATCTTTTTCAAGTTATCTATTGTCTCCTTCAACCCTGTTATCTTCATATTCTTTTCCTCCCAATGAATCCTATATTACGAGCATATATCTTTTTACCCTTATCATCAAAGTTCCAATTGAACTGAGAAGAAGAAAGCTTCCTTGATTTAAACTCAGTAAGTTTATCCGCATCTTTTATTATTGCTATAATTGAATCTGAGATTGTATCTACCTCAGTTGACTGGTCTGAGATTACTTGTATTATTGCTCTGAATATTTTTTCTGAGGTAACTGCATCATGAGAAATCCTATCCTCACCGACATCTACTGTAACTACTATATAGGGATATCCACTAAAGCCTTTAGAGTTAATGTTTGGACGTGATGCATGTATCCAATTAGATTTGAACCTTCCTCTTGGGTCTGTGATATTTGTATTTAGAAAGTTCTTTATGTCTGTATAAGACTGACTGAATAAATTAGATTGAGTTATTGCCATCTGTACCTTCGGTTATCATGGTGATTCGATATTCTGTTTAGTTAGTTGTTTTGTCAAGTTTGCTATTCGCAAATTAATCTCTTCGAGACGTACTGGACTATAATCATCTTTCCCTGTGTAGATGGATTTGTAAATTGTAGAATTTACCATTTGTCTTATTGAAAGTAATACTGCAAGTTCTTTAGCCTGGTAAGGTACGCTTGTGAATCCGTAATCATAAATTACCTTAATTTTATCTTGGCCAGTAGCAGGCTTATTGTCAATAAATCTAATTCTTCCATACCCTTTATCCTCATCTGTAAATAAGTAATCGCTACCTATTCCTGAGCTTAATGTCTCCCAGTCTGCAGTATCTGTTACTCCATTCTTGTTTCTTGCAACTGATGTAAGAGTTGTTACTGGATAATTTTTAAGATATAGTTCTGACTCTGTTGAGTCCCAATCATAATATTCTGTGCTTGCTGTCATCTGATAGAACTTACGCCCTGTTCGTTTTTCCATCTCTTCTTCTGATTGTGAGACCATGTCCTGCATGACTGAATCTGGAAAATCAGTGTACCCATAGTCAGCAGTAATAACTGAACCAGATACTGGTGACGGTGTAATAGTAACTTTTCCATCATCTAAATCATAACTATTACCGGAGGTAACCGCAGTGCCACCAGTATAAACTGTTTCAGAACCAGAAATAATATTATCGTGGTCTAAGTCGTAAGCAGTAATAACTCCGTTAGATGTTCCTACTACCTCTGTTCTTATCTTAGTCCATGCCTCGTTTCCAAGGTTCTTCCATACGACATATGTGTTTGTGTAGTTTCCCATCTGTTTTGTCTCCGACTTGTAAAATATAAAAAAAAATGAAAAAAAATAAAAATGCTGAACTAATCAGTTATTGCTCTAATTACCGAATATGCGTTTGCGTACTTTACACTAAAGGCAGCTCTCATAGTAGCTTGGTATTGTTCAACGTCTGTATCAATATCATAATCTCTCTTGAACTTGATACCCCGTCTATTACCGTAATAACCGAATTGCTTTGACACACCTAATATAGCGTCTGTTGCTGCTGTTGCAGCTGTGCTATACGAAAGGTTTAGTGGTAGTTGGTTTGTAGGTTTGATTTTCGCCCCGTACAATGTTCCAACAACACCCTCTTTCAATAGTGGACTTCCCCAAGTTTCATTGTTCAATAAAGGTCTAGCTGACGAATCAGTTAGAATTCTTAAAGAGCCAATAGTTCTTGTGTGAAAGTACCCTACGTTTGGTGCTTCATGGTTATCTGTTAACACTTGGTCCATAGCTTTACTTACTGCAGTTACCGAGATAACACCAGATGACGTTCCACTTCCAGCTGAATAGCTGTTTGTGTACGAACCAGTATCTCTAAGTCCTGTGAAAGTTCCACCAGTTCCGTTCAAGATTTCATCGTCTACCTTCAAGGCCATATCTCGTGCCATCTGGTCTACCATAGCATTTGCTAAGGTTACGTTGTTATCTTCAAGGACTTCTGTCGACGCGTCCATACGCGCAGCAACTTTCTTTGCAGTTAATGTTGTTCTACCGAAAGCCATATCCGCTTTGGTTATTGTCCCAGTTTCAGCTACCCAATAGGCAGTGCTTCCACCAGTAACTTTTGGTATGTACATTACTTCGTTGTTCAGTTTAACTGATTCAAGGTCTGGTAATGTTTGAACTTGTGCTTGCACTAATGCTAACATTCTACTAGAAAACTCTTCAGGTACAGTATACCCACCCGCACTTCCTGTAGCTTCTCTTAATGCTTTAATAATATTTGTCATATTATTTACTTCCACTAAAGAAACCAGAAGCAACAGCTAGTTCACCAATATCAGCGTTCTTTAAAGTATCCTTGAATGTATCTACTTCTTTCTCTACTAATCCACGCCTAGCTTCGATATTATCTAATGCTTGAGTAATAGCTTCTTTTACGATGCTCTTAACTTGTGAATCAGTGAAAGATTTATCAGCAGGTTCTTCAACTGGTGCTTCTTCGGCCGGGGCCGCTTCAACAACAGCTTCTTCAGGAGTAGCTTCAACAACTTCTTCTTTTGGAGTTTCTGTTTCTGAAATATTTTCTTCTTCCATTTGTTCTGTTTCCGAATTTAATTGGTCACCATCCTTTGATAAGGACTCGATGAATGACATATGTGCGTCAGGATACGATGGTATTCCAACTACACTTGTTTCTAATAATTCTACTTTATGATATACTCTTTTTGTTTTTTTACTCTTGTTCGACATCTTCAACCTCTATAACTTTAGCACCTATTGAGAATCCGATTGGCATTCCTTCCTGGTGATAATTCCAGAACATCTCTGCATCTGGGTGTGCTTTATTTAATTTTAATGTTGCGAATACTTTATCTCCTTCTTGCTCCGCATCTACCCACTTACCCATGATTTGTTTCCAACCATAAGTTCTCTCTCCAGTTTTTTCATCTCTTCCGTGGTCTGGAAAAAATGGTACTGAACCAGATTTAAATTGTTCAATCATTCCGTCAACTGCACCTTGACTCATAGACTCTCCGTCCCTGTCATCTTTTAATCCTGTAACTGGTGCTTTCAAAAATCTCTCTTTAACTTTTATAGTTTTAGCTACTCCATCAACTTCCATAGAAATTTCTTTTTCAACTTCCCAAGCTTTATCTATAGTAGCATAAAATCCCATATTATCCTTTAGTGTGTTAGCCATAGTATCTTATAGTTATTTTTTTTTATAATGATTTCTAGATGTTTATGTAAATCATAATTCTATTTTTACCGCGAAAGAAAGGTTCTCTACTCTAAACTGTTCTTCGTCTAATCCATCTTTTTTCACCTTGGTCTTATACTTCCAGGAACCATCATTAAAGAATATAATAAAAGCGTCATCAGTTTCGTAGTATAATAGATTGGCCTTATCAAATCCACCATCTCCAATCTTACTTTCAACTATCATTCTGAACCTAAGAAGATTAACCTCTACTGCATCTATGAAAGATTTTGACATTGACTTTAATTTGTTGTCAGTCTTTGGGTCTGTTTTTTCTTCTTGCCCCCTGGCAGACCTTTCATCCTGGTCAAAGTTAATAGCATTCTCATCACCAATAGAATTCATCGGGGTTCCTTCTGGAATCTCTGGGTCCATCCCTATTCTCTCTCTAGCTTCTTCAACTGTAATTGAACCAGTCTGTGAGAGTATCTGTATAATCTGAGCTTCACGCATCTCATCAATTTTATAAGATTTCTTGAACGTCATCTCAACATTGAATAAATCCCATAGGTATTTGTTAAGTTGATTCTCTATGGACTTCTGTAAAAATGCAATGCTCTTATAATATCCACTCTCTATCTTTCCAGACTCATTACCAGATTGTTTATTATCTGCTATGTTATAATTAATCCTATACGCCGGAACACCCATGGCTATTACGATTAGCTGTGTGAAGTGTTGAATCAGTTTTGAGTATTCCATATCCTTATTAAACTTGTTTAACATTGTTGTTACAACATTTCCTGTAAGAACTAAGTTACGTTGTTTGTTTCCTGACTTCTTGAATTCTGCAAGTTCCTTTTTCAAAAGCTTATAATTTCTATCATCAGGGTTCGTGTCTGGCATTTGGAAAAGCCAGTTAGGAGTTCCATCATTCTCAAAGAATTTTCCAGCATAGCTCTTCGCAAATATAAGAGTTGCCACATCTGGTAATAATGTTTCTAATGGTGTTGTACCATAAGGTTGTCCACCAATATTCATAACACTTAAGTGTATAATATCTTCTGGTCTAAAGACTCTAGTTGTACCTTGTACCTGTTGCTGGAAACTTTCTATTATCCCAGTCTCATTAAAATTTATACTCACTGTACTTGATTTTAATAATTGTAAACCCTTTGGTACTTTCTCAGTAGATTTCACAAGTTCAAAAACAGAATCCTGTTTGATTGTTACTCCAAACTTTTTTGCTAAATCCTTAGTAAGACTTACTGCTAAATCTTTTATTGATTCGTCGTCCACCGAAAGTTTTAATATGTAAGCATCCCCAGTTCCTAGTAAATCTATTACTGCACTTGTTAGAACGCTATAGAAGTTTGATTGTATCTGAAACTTTTTGGCTTTTGTTATTGCGCTCTTTGCTCCAGTGAATCTCCACGCATCTGACATTATATCTTCAACCTTGGCCTGGATACATGCAAACACTTCTGGTGATGCTTTAATAGTATTGTATAATGTCTCAACGTCTGCATTCTTCTGCTTTGTGAATAAATCTTTCTCCACTCCAAATACAGAGTGTGGCTGATATTCTTCTTCTAATCCACGAATTGTGGTAGATTTCCCTATATTTTCAGATTTTCCACCAAATTTTAATTCTTTTCCAAAGATTTTCATATATTGAAATAAGGGAAAACTATTTATAATCATTTTTCCTTGTTTATGTAAATCAAAGTGGTGAAGAGAACTAACATTTTAGGCAAAGAGTATGACTATCCGAACAAGAAAAATGAAACCATTTTCATGGATAAACTCATACAAGAAGAGTTCTCCATGTTCTGTAAAGAGATGCACCTATCTAAAAAACATTTGATAGAAAGCTACTATAAAAATATATTGATAAACCATCACAACGGGACTCTGGAAGTTACTTCCGGAATCATTCTTACTAACATATCAGATAGCTCTAAAGCTAACATTTCCAAAGTTTGATTCTGTTGCATTGTTTGCTAACGCAAGTGAGATTACCATATCATCATGCTTCCCTGATATAAACCTATTTACATTTCTAGAACCAGCAGTTGTATTCACTGCTAATCCAAACTCATTCAACTCTTTGATTAGTGTCTGTGCTAGAGTATATGAATCATCTTCTTTACTATTTGGTATCTCAATGTTAAATCTCTCAAACTCTCTACGCAAGTCCATTAGTAATTTGAATTTCTTATCGTATGTGAACTTAACAATTTCTATCCCTGCATACATTTTAGAAAGCTCAGCGGATTGCTGTTCTCCTATTCCAGTTCCATCTATAGCTATTTTGTTTGGAATAAAATCTTTGTATATTTTGTCTAGTCTTCTTTTCTGTTCTTCGAACCCATCCTTGAATCTATCTATATACACTATCTTTTTTGAATCTTCTGTAACTTCCAAGACTGTCATAACAATCCAATCACCACTTAACTTCCCGCTTGCAATATCATATCCAACAAAATATCTCGCATTCTTTTTACCATAAGGAATAAATCTCACATCATCACGCAGACACTTTGTAGTTATCTCGAACGGAAATAAACTATTTGCTGAACTCATCGGTATCAGTAAATATTCCTGCATGTATCTTAGCTCTCCCATTTCTCTTCTAACACTTACTAAACTTCTTTTTCCAAATACATCTTTTTCTGTTAGAGTATATTTCTGACCCCATAGTGCCTTGCCATCAATTTCTGCAGGATAGTCCTGGAACATATATTCTCCATTCTCTTTAAGTTCTGCTAGTAAGTCTACCGCGCTCTTTGGAGTCCCAATAGTTATTACTCTTCCTTTCTTCAACTGAATGGTTCCTAGGATTGCAGTATAGTAAATAGTTTTGTCCTCATACTCTCCTGCCTCATCACATAATATATAGTCTGGGTGAATCGAACGTACATTCTCATTATAAGGTTTACAATAAAATATAGAGCCATTCATCAATCCTAATTCTGTTGCCTTCCAGGAAGCCTCTCTGTTTTGTGGAATAAACTGTTGAAGAATATCATTGTCTGCGACCATATTCTTAATTACCTTCAGCACATATTTCGCTTGTTCTAATGTATTAGATACTACTAAGAACTCTGATTTTGGATGGAAAATTGCTTTCCATATAAAGTACGCTGAGAAGAAAAATGTTTTTCCGGAACCTCGGAATGCCATGATACCTAGACGATTATGTTTTTCAGCTAGCGTGTACCATTCCTTATGATAACCCGCGATGCTAAAACCAAGAACGTGGTCTGCAAAATAAATAAAGTCAACATAACATTCTGCCCAGAATGATTCTACATCCCTTTTCGAATATTTTGTTTTTTCTAGAATTTCTTCTATGCTTCTCATTTATCTGCATTCTTCAAATAAGTCAATCCATTCATTTGCAATGCCGTCCCAATTATATGTTTCTGCAAACTTCCTGGCCTTGATTGATTCCTTATTTAATTTTGTTTTATTTTTCTTCCAATCGTTATAGAATATTTCTAATATTTTTGCCATAGCCACGTCATCTGGATATGTGAACTCTATTGTGTTTGTTCCTACTTCAACAACTTCTCTTCCATAAATATCTTTTAGCATTGGTATTAATGCTCCATGGGTTCCGCCTTCTGTTAATTCGAACCCAGTCGTGTTGGCAGACATAAGCAATGGTATTCCTGATGCTTGACATTCTATTGCTGGTAATCCAAATCCTTCTCCTCCTGTTGGATATAAAAATACATCCATCAAATTATAAATATCATTCATATTACTAGGGTTAATATCTTGACGACTAAGTATGCTCATTTTATTCTTTGTTGGTCTAACCTTATCCGCAAGTTTATAATTCTCACATAAGTATGGAAGACTCCATCCAAACTGAACCGGTTCCTCGTCGGTATGTGGCATTAGTAGAACATCATCTTTTCCTTTTGCGAATAAACTGAATCCCCAAAACATTCTATCAATCATCTTACGCTTTTGATTTCTCCCCACAAATCCAACTACAAATTTATCATTCATATTGTATTTCTTTTTTAATCCCTTCTTGTCATCTATTGGGTGGAAATCATCTAAGTCTACTCCGTGTTTTATATATTTTAAATTTGGAACATTATGTCTATTCATAACTTCATATCCCCATTGGGCCATTGCTACATTGATATCTGGCTCCTCAAATATTTTACTCCATGTCCAGTTCTCCCATGCATGAGAATCTATTGGTGTATACGCAATCCATGTTCCTTTCCATCCTTGCTTTCTTGCTTCGCGAATTGCTTCGATGTATCCCGATTGCCAACCAACATCACAAAGAGTCATAAAAATATCTGGTTTATGTGTCATAAGATTTTTTCAATGTAGTATCGAATCCGTACCCCTCATTCCCTGTTGGTAATATTGTGTACCCTTCTTCTAGCTTATGCGGTCTATCGTGTCCTTGCCAACTCAGATGTAGGAACTCCCAATCCGGTCTAGCCTTAACCCAACGTTTCAGTAAGTTGTTCCAAACTTGGCCGTATCCTGTACTTGTGTATGGTCCGTCTCCGTAGGAAAGAATCTTCATTTTACAAACTCCATTATCTTCTTCGCAGTGTTCTCCCAGGTGAATTCTTCACGAATCTTCTTTGAGTTGACTAATGCTTTCTTCTTTAGTTCTTCCTTATTATCGAATGCGTATCTCATCTGTTTCTTTAAGCTTTCTAAGTCTGGCTCCGCCATAAGGTTTCCAGGACAAAAGAATCTAGGGTCCCCTTGCTTAGATGTCGGTGCATCAACCCATAGAGTAGACGCGTCCTGACAAAAGTCCATATGGCCCGAGTTCTTGTCTTTAGTACAAATCAATGGAAGCCCACATGCTTTTGCGTTCAAAAGTGTCATACCAAAGCCCTCTCCACGAGTCGGCGCAACGAAACAATCTGCTTTTTGATAATATTCAACCAGCTCTTCCTCTGGGACATAATCTACATTAACTAGTATATTTTTATTCTGAGCTCCAGTTATCCCTAATATACCACTAACATAATACTCTAATGGCCTACTCTGCCAGAAACTTCCAATCTTTAGGATTAGCTTTACTGGCTCTTCTATATCGAATTCTTCATGGAAAGCCTTTATTATTAACTCAGTTCCCTTACGGTCTAATGGTTCTCCAGTCCAGGAGTTTATTGATAAGAATAAGAAGTCATCCGTATCTCTCTTATGTTCTTTTGGTTTGTATAAATCAGGATTTACTCCTAGATTTATTACTTCTATTGGTACTTGAACTCCGTTCCATTTCATCATGTTTCTTGTTGCTTTGCTAGCTACAAATATTTTGTCCACAGCGTTTATCTTATCTGACCATCCTGGAGGGAGTCTAGTTCCCTCGTGGATTGGATTTCCTATAAGCTTTCCATAACCCTCATTCCAGTTTACTGGATACTCTCCGAAGATTGTTGTTATATCCTCCTTAACATCTATTGAATTATTCCAATCTTCTAATCCCTTGTTGAATTCATAGTTACTGCTCCATGGGTCAGTACATTGCACTTCTGCTCCTAATTTTTTCAGAGCTTTCACTGTCTCCCTATTCATTGTGCTAATCCCGGTTGGATTAAATACTGGGCCCTTAAAAAGAATCTTCATCCAAATTTCCCCCGAACTAAAAGGTCCACTCTTGCTATCTCCGTGAAAACATCTTCCATAGTCATTCCTTCATCTTTGACAACTTTAATGTCCCAGTTGTAGCCCTTAGTATTTTTACTAAGTTTTATACTAGCTTTACTTTCAATCATTGGTGGTAGCATCGGTGGCATATCATTACAATCTTCCATCTAAATATTTCAAATCCTCCCTTGTGTTTACGTTAGTGTAAAATCCTTTGAATAAAAATGGTATCGCATTTGTAAGATTCAATAAATCTGTTACTTCTTTTTCTCCTGTCTGCTTGTTAGTTTTAAGCTTCTTTATATCCTTGAACACTTCTTTGTAGAAAAAATATATTCCTAATCCCAATACATCCTGGAAATCTATAATTGACTTTGGCTTTTCTACAAAATTATCATTTTTATCGATGCCATATGATTTCTTTATAAGCTCTTTATTCATTACCAGCTTTTGTCCAGCTAATGAATATCCCATATGTAATAAGTTATCTATCATCTCTAGCTTAAGTCCAGTGTCTCCTATCATTACTACATCTCCGAGGATTACACAGATATCTTCTCCTTGTGCTTTTCTTTTACATAATCCTATTGCATGCGCAATACCTTTCCTATTTCTTTGTTGTACATATTCTATAGGAATATCTTTATATTCATATCCAAAAACCCTCTCTATTGAATGTCCATGTTGTACAATTATTATCTTGCTTACTTTAAACTTTACCATATTATCCAATGGAAATTCTATTAAAAGTTTGTTGCCAATATTAGTTAGTGCTTTTACATCTTCTCCCAACCTAGTACCTTTGCCTGCGGCCGGAATTATCCCTATCATAATATTCCCTCGTTAGAACAAAGCCACTGTTGCAAATATTTAATTCCTTCTTCTGGCCCTATCTTTGGAACCCATCCAAAATTATCTCTGGCCTTTTGATAATCACAAACAAAATAATACATGTCTCCAAATCTAGCAGGTTTAATCGTGATGTCTTGGTCTATTCCATTCAAATCATTTATCATATTCAGAGTCTCTCCTAAGCTGATTGAATTTTCCATTCCACCGCCAATATTATATATTCCAGTGTCTCCATTTTGGTACCACATCTCAAATGCTCTCGCCGCATCTTTGGCGTATAGGATATCTCTAACTTGCTTATCCGTTCCGAATATTGTTATTGGTCTTTCTTTCTCTGCTCTTATTGCAAAGTTAGCTACCCAACCATGATCCATCCCTCCAAATTGTCTTGGTCCATACATTCCTGTGAATCTAAAACTTGCTGTACGCATTCCGTAAGTTTCTGCAAATGATTGTGTGTATAATTCAGTTGCTCTCTTGCTAACATGAAGTGGAGTTAAATCTCCTCTAAGTATTTCTGCATACTCATTGATTGTCTTAGGACAACCAATTGGAACCCTAAACCTTGTATCTTCCTCTATCAAATTCTCATTCATAGCATTTCCGTAGACATGGACTGAGGAACAATTAACTATTGGCACCATTAATTCTTTTGCTATCAATAGCATATTGACTACACTCTTCACATTGTTATCCATATCATACATTGGGTCTTCTATTGCTACTGTCATTGCTGGCTGCGCTGCGCAGTGAATTATAAAATTAACTCCTTCGAACATGCTTGCTTTTGCGTCTCTACAATCTAACATCCTAAAATCTACTCCAAGATTTTGTAAGAAGTCTAGATTATGTTTCCTTGATTTTTCAATATCGAACTTTGCCCTCTTCAATTCATAATCTGTAAGGTTATCAATTCCAATAACGTTCCATCCTTGGGACTTATAATATTCTGCCACATTGGTTCCTAAGAAACCTGCTGCACCTGTAATTAATACTGTATTAGCCATTTATTATATCCCGGATTGCATCCTTATGCATAAGTTCTATTTGTTTCAAAGAACCTAGCCTTTTAAGAGTTTCCTGTATATCTCTTAATTCTTTTTCCTTGAACACTCCAATTTGTATCGGTGTTTCAAAGAAGTTTAATCTTGCGTAATCAAAATCATCTGGTATTTTACCTGCTGCCTTCAAGTCATCCCATAGCTGTGTGCCAGGGAATGGTGTTGTTATACATACTCCAACTCCTCCATCTATCTCATTATCTGCAACAAATTTCATTGACTCTTTAATAGTATTGATAGTCTCTTCCGGGCCTCCAATCATTATTGTTCCATTCGCTCTTATTCCTGCCTTACGGCACATGGCTATTGACTCTGCATTCTGTTTTGCGGTAACACCCTTGTTATATATCTTCAGCATCTTATCGCTTCCACTTTCCCAACCAAAAGTTATCTGTTGACATCCAGCTTTTTTACATAACTTTAAAACCTCGTCGTTAATATTGTCTACTCTCGAGTTTGCTCCCCATGGGATCTTGATGTTGTTTTCTTTCATAAGTCTGCATATTTCCTTAACTCTTTTATGACTCACAAAGAAATTATCTTCTATGAAGAACAGCCCATTGATTTGATAGTTGTCAATTAGGTATTTGATTTCCTCGATTACTTTCTCCGGAGAGTTGTATCGATATTTTATATCCTTAAAAGAATTATGACAGAACGTATATTTGTATGGACATCCTCTACTAGTCATGATGTTTCCTATTCGTTGCTTTCCTGGGAGCTTAAAGATTGGTGCCTCATTGTGAAGATAAAACTCCATATCAATTAGTGAATAATCTGGCATCGGTATCTCATCTAATTCCATCAGTGGCACTCCGTTCACTATTCCGTTTAGCCCTCCCTCGATGATGTTCTTTATTGCTAGTTCTCCTTCACCGACAACAACAGCATCTGCATGCTTCATTGCTTCTTCCGGAAAGATTGATACATGGACTCCGCCCATAACAACTCTAATCTTTTTATCTCTCAAAAAATCTGCAACCTCATAAGCATTATTAATAGTTGGTGTTGTGGATATTATTCCAACAACGTCTGGATTTAGGTTTAGTATCTCCTCTATCTGTTGTCCAGCTGCAAGGTCGACTATAGCTACGTCGTGGTTATATTGTTTTAGATATGATGCTAATATACAAAGTGATGTTGGTTGTGCGCCAGCGTAAATTCCATAGTTAGATGGATTAACTAGCACTATTCTCATTCAGAGTCGCTCCCTATTATGTCCTCGTATACTTTTATCATATTATCTCCAAATATCTCCCAGGTGTAATTGTCTTTAATCCATTCGTGATTTCCTTTCTCTTTGGACTCATATATCTTCACTAGATTCTCTTCGAAGTTTTCTACATAGCCTAACTTATTATCTGAGATTATTTTGTTTGCTGTGAATTCTTTTGATACTATTACTGGTGTTTCTGTTGCTAGCGCCTCGAAAACTGATAGAGTTCCTCCCTGGTCTAAGCAAGGTTGTATCAAAACATTTGAGTCTGTAAGTATATCTCTGATATCTTCATGGGAGACAATCCCTGTAAAGATTACATCTGCTTGTAAGTTGTTTGTAAACATGTACTCCTCTACTTGTTTTTTATATTCTGTCTGATGTCCTGCTAGTACCAATTTTGCTTTTGGTATTTTGTCCTTTATGTTTTTGAATATCTCAATCGTTCTCATCTGGTTTTTCATTGGATGTATGAATCCTACTTGAGTAATAACGAATGCATCTTCCTCTACTTCATACTTCTTTCTGAAATCTCCAGGTGTTCCTGCTCTCATAAACTCATAATCAACTCCATAGTTAACTATTGTTGAATCCATTCCGTATATTTCTTTGAATCTCTTCTGGTCATATTCATCTGATACAATTACGTTCTTGATAAAATTATTTACAACTTCTTTATCTTCTGGAAGAAGTTTTCCAGACTCTAGATATTCTTGTGGTGGTTCGTTACAAAACCATACGTTCTTTACTCTCTTTCCCTTCGATAATAAATGTGTTGGTGAGTTATGGAAGTTTACTAGGTCGAAGTCTGACTTGATTCTATCTAACCAGTTATTCATTTCGTTTATGTCTTTTGTGAAGATAAGTCTAGCATCTATCAGTTCACTTTTTACATCATCCTTCATTGTAGTAGTTAGAATAGTTACTTGATGTCCTCTTTCTGTAAGGTGATTACAAAGCCTTACTATTAGTCGTTCTGCTCCGCCATAAATCCAAAAGCTTGGGTGTGTTATTAGTATCTTCATTTTTCGTATAGCATGCATCGCGTACATTCCGCTGGGCATCCTCCCTTATTCAAAACTTTTAGCATGTTGGTATATTTGTCTCCGTACCAAATCTCTCTCATCGAATTCTTGAAGATATTTCCGAGACTGAATTCTTTCTGCCACTTCCTATCATTCTGTTCGTTCAAACTACAGCATGGAGTTATTTCTCCTGTCGCAAATATAAAAGGCATCGTCCAAACTGAACAATTCTTGATTGGACACTTCTTATCTGAAGCATTCATGTTCCAGGCAATATGTATTCCTAACTCTTCTCCAATCTTCACGATTCTATTTTTTTCCTCGTCTGGAACTTCAATATAACTTTCTTCTATTTCTTTGTATGCATGAAGTAGTTGAGTAATCTGAATGAACGCTACGTCAACATCTAGAGAGTGGACAAATCTAACATAATCTTCTAGCTCGTGATAGTTTTGTTTCGATACGATAAAATGGAATGGTAGTTCTGGCATTGCTTGTTTCTGTTTCTTTTTTTCTGCGTCGAATGCTTTAATATGTTTGATTACTGTATCCCAGTCTGAGCCAATCCTAATCTTATCGAATGTCTCTTTAGTTGCTGCATCTAAGCTTACATACATCTTATCAACTCCCATTTCGATAATTTCTTTAGAACGCTCCGGAGTCATGTGCAAAAAGTTATCGAATAACTCTACATACACTCCAGGACGTTCCTTTTTTACATAAGCAACCATCTTATGAAAATCCTTATGCATGTAGCTTTCCCCTATTCCAGTTAAACCAATGTAATTTAATCTTGGAAATTGACTTACTATATACTTGTATTGGTCGAATGTTATGCTGCATGGTTTCTCATCCCAATAGGTATGTTCACACATGCTACACTTCAAATCGCATGCAGTCGTGATTTCGATTTCTATTTGTTCCGGGAACGGCCTTACGTCGTGTAAATATTGTAGAACTTGCGGGTTTCCTGTCGAGTAATTTGTTCTGAAGTGCATATGCTTATAACACCATGCTAATCCTTTCTTTGCTAGTTGAGGATTTGTTGCGAACAGGTTGAACGCCTGTTGCTGGATTAATCTTTCCATATTTTCGATTTCACAATGTGGATGTTCTCCTCCTCTCATTGCGTAGTCTAAAAAATCAGTCATCTTTCGGTTCTCCCTGATAGATGTCGTCTAATTTTAAAACAAGATTACATACTTCTGTCGCGCCTATTATTGAATGTAATTTGATTATTGTTGGCTCTATTATTCCTCTCTCCTTCGCTGAACTAACCATTAATCTGTCATCTACACCCATATCATTTTGTCCCTTACGATGTAATGCTTTTAGGCTTGTCAAAACATCTATTGAATCAAATCCGCAGTTATTAGCGAGTGTTTTTGGGATTGCTTCTATTGATTTTGAAAATTCATCTACAACTATCTGTTCTTTTCCTCCAACTTCTTTTGCGAACTCACTTAAGTGTAGAGATAATCCTACTTCTATACTTCCAGCTCCGTATACGCACTTATCTGAATTTCTTAGTAGGCCCATTACATCATCTATTGCCCTTCCGGCCTCGTCTATTGTTTGTCTTGTTGAGCCTCTCAGAATTAGTGTTTTAATCTCGCTCTCTTTGTTTTTTATCATTATCCTATTTGGATTCTTCATATAAACCACCCCACCATTTCCTATGGACTTATCCTCAATCCTATTTGGGTCCCCAATTACTATAGCTCCTGTTGCTTTACAGATATTTGAGATTATGTTTCTATCATAAGTAACTATGCTCATTATTCCTGCTTCAGTTAACAAAGTTTCTAACTCTGGGTTTGTGTCTGAATAGAATAGTATTTTAACGTCTAATTCTGATAACCTGTCAACAATCTTCTGCTTATAATCACGATTATACTTAGATATGTTTTCCAACTCTTCTGCTTTGGTTACTTCGAACTTACTCAGCTCTAAGTCTCCTCTTGTATCTAATATTGCTATTTTCCCGCTTGTTTCACTTGGCATCTGTTCATTTATAGTGAATCCTGGAAAGATGAACCCTTCTTCTAATGTTGAGTTCAGTGGGTTCGAATTCTCTAGTTTAAAAATCTGAAGTTTCTCTATATCGATATCGATAAGTAGATTGCTTAAGTGTTCCGAGAAGTCTTTTGAAATCTTTGAGCCGAAACATGTCTTAATTACTTTTCTCTTGTCAGCTTCAAATTCGTTTTCTTTTAGGTACTTAACGGCCTCACTTGCTGCTATAGTGTATCCATTTATTATGTTAGTTGGATGAATCCCCTGAGCTATAAGGGTTAACGCTTTTTCGAGTAAGTCTGCTATCAAAATCATACTTGTTGTTGTTCCATCTCCAACTGCTTCTTCCTGGGAGACTGCTAAATTCTTTAAGGATTCCATAAGGGGATGTGGGTGGTGTAGATGTCTAATTATAGTTGCTCCATCGTTTGTTAGAATTGGATTTTGTTCGTGCATAACTAACTTGTTTCTTCCTCTCGGTCCAAGGGTACTTCTTACTGTATTTGCTATATTTATTACAGTTTTAATGTGAGCTTGTTTATCTTCCATTATATTAATTCATCTCCAACTTCTTCATCAATAATCTGTATAGCTTCGACATCAAAAATCTCTCTTAATTTATCTTGAATATTTTTAATAGACTCTTTGACGTCTTCTTCTCTATATAATATTCCAAATGTTTCTGCTACAATCTGACTTCCCATGAATTGTTTATCACTTAAACTCATCTTCATCCTCCAGTAAATCTTCTAAATTGCTAAGAACTTCACGCCAATAGGTACCACCTTGTTTGGTTTTACTCCATCGGAATCCTACACTTATTCCCTCCATGGCTTTTAAAACAAAGTTTTTAACAATCCTGGGTTTTTCAATGGCTTCCCAATCATCTGCCTCTATCTGTTTCACTGATAATGTTGCCGGACTTTCGTCTTTGAAAGAGATTGGATCTATTCCTCGGAGATAACTATTCTTACTCCAATCTGGTCTTCTTATTTTTCTTCCCTGTTTTAACCAAATAACTGCTGTATTAAAATCTGCCATCAGAAACTATCCTCTATTGCATCATTTATTTTTACTATAAACTCCCTCATCTCTTCAGCAATTATAATAGGACTGCATGCTACTATTATTAAAAATGCTGGGATGGTTGCTAGTGAGAATACCACGATTTTTGTTAGGGTCTTTTGTATGTTCATTTTTTAATCACTCTATAGTAGTCTATTATCTTGTTTATCTCTCTTGAGAAAACTCCAACTGTACATTGTTTTCCTCTATTTTTATATGCTAAATCAGTAACATAGGATACGTTTTCTGGTGTTAAACTAATTAATTTCTTGACCATACTCAATATCCTCCTTTTCTCTGATAACTATTTCTTTATCCATAGGGTTAATCGCCATGACTATTTTCTTTCCTTTCCATCCTAGAGTATTAATCCAGGTGTTCGGTATAATTAGATACTGAGATTGATTAGATTTGATTAGTTTCTTTTCTTTAAATATTCTTTTTAAAAGCTTGTCGTTATTGTCCATACATATAGTATGTATTACCTATTTATAAATGTTGTGCTTATAGTAATCAATAATCTCTTTCCAACAATCATTACAAAACCATTTTCCTCTTGTTTTATAAGGTTCAGTAAAATAAGTTCCTTCTGTAGAATCAGTATCTGTTCTTCCTGGATAAGTTTTCTTACGATGAGATGTGACGGTGATTGCGAATGAGTCTTTACAAACTGCGCACTTCACCTGCTTTTTCATCAATTAGTTCTCAACCCATTTAATTTAACTATCTGCTCTATTAGATCTTGGAGTTGATTTAACTCTAGAAGAATTGATGATTGCGCGCCAGCGTCCGAATTTTTTTTTCCGGAATAATTCTCGAGAAGTATTTTAATGGCTTTTCCTGGAGATGAATCGATTTGTTTAAGTAATTCGTATGTTTCGAGTTTCAACATGATTGTCTTTCGATTATCCTCTCTCATGCTCTATTGAATAATTAAGACTACTTAAATTTTGCTATTAACTCTATAATTACAGGTAAAGTTCCACTGGAAATCGAGGTGATTGGATTTGGCCGAATATGTACACATCTGTACACAAAAGGGCTTAAAATGTACACAATTGGGCTGTTTTTGCCAAAATTTAGTGTATAAATGGGGGTTGCTAGGACTACTATATCACTACATATGACAATCCAAGCCCTACCCTATGCAGTACATTCATGTATAAAAGTATAGTACCTATGTGTATGGTATTCAGTTGTATGATATCTTTGTTTTGTTGTTGTTTCTCCTCCTCCCCCACTCCTCCCTTCTGATGTATGTACTAATAAGAATGAATGTACTTCGTACCATCTGGGTGTGTATCTCTATGCCCTATAACAATCATAATAATACAACTATGTAATAGTATATAATATCTAATACACTATACCACTATACCAATACAATACAACATACCACTACTAACAACACATAGAAAACATATACACTAACAAATAAAACTATTAGCAAAAAGGTTGTTTTTGGGTAGTACTCACAATCAGTAACAGAATGATATAAAACTCTACAATCTATCGAGGATAGAAAAAGAATGTGTTGTTTTGTTACTAATCACCAATACAAAACCCTTATAAAGAAAGATATCATTTTATATTTACTACTTACCATAAAGATGTAAGGAGGTAAACAAACAAAAATGAAAACAAACAAACAAACAAAAATGGAAAAATCAATAAAAGAAATACAACAAGAATTTACTAGTAGTAGTCAGAAGACTAAACAATATTTAGATTTCCACAGACTATTTAAGCGAGAATTTAAGCAACTATTAAGGGCATATTGTAAAGATATTTTAATCGGTAAACCAAACCATTTTGATATAAATGGATTTTTCAAAACTAATTCAGATAATATTTATTATTTTTCAATTAGTGATTTAAGATATAGTAAAGACTCGATGTTAATTAGAACTGCAACAGATTTTAAGGACTATGCTGGGGGAAGTAATAACTTTATAAAATTAAATTGTGATTTTAAAGAAAATCTTCTTAATTATTTAAAAATAGGTACTTTATACAGATGAAAATACAAATATACGGACAAGAAGACATTTTAAAAGCTGGAGGCTTTAAGAAGAAAAACAACGTTGTAGAGATGAATAAAGAAGAATTTTTCAAATATCTCAGAAATGATTATTTAAAAATAAACTCTCAGTACATAGATTTAGTTGGTGAAATATCAAACGATAAACGATTCAGATGTTATATTGATAATGGTATGATTATTGGTACTTCAGGTATTGTTGAGCAGTTTAACGAATTAGATAATACTACATTAAAGATACGATTTAAAGAGAATTTATCTGATGGTTCTATTAAGATGATTAAAGATATACTTTGGGATAGTCTACAATTTAAAGTTACTATTGAGGAATTAGAATGAAAAACAACGATAATAAAAACCTCTTTTGGTATGGTGTAGGTGCTAAACTTAAAAGCCTACTTGGAGGCTTCGGGATAATCTCAGGTTTAATGTTTACACTTATTGGTTTTGGTATTGAAAGTTATGGTTTTGGAGTATTTGGGCTTATAGTATTAGGTTTAAGTATTTGGTGCTACGCAGTAGGGAAATCTCAAAGGTTCGACTATAAACAGCAGTCGGGAAGTATGATTCATAAGGGAGATTGGTAAAATGAAAGGTAAATGTAAATGTGGATACAATGGGAGTCTATGGGAAGACATGGAAATAAACACAGGAGAAGATATTTATATCTGTCCTAGTTGTAAAGAAACATTTAAAGGAGAATTTAATTAAATTTGCCCCTATGTTGAGGGGTTCATGCTCAATCGAAAGAGAGAGAGGGCTTTAAGCACTTGCGCTTGGTTACCTTAAAAAAACTTAAATTGCGTGTCTTTGGGGACGACACAAAAATAAACTCCCCATTATACTAAAATGGA